TTAAAACCGTAAAAACGCACTAGCGGGAATGTTCTTAATTGTACTAATTCTATAATCCTGAAAAAGAATCTCTAAAGCATGTTCTTTTGAAGTTATCTTTGTAATTACTTTCTTCCTTCCATACCTGCCTTTAAACTCGTTAATCCCTTCTATTATTCCAAGTTGGTTTAATTCTGCAAGCAGGTCGGTTATCCTTCTCTGAGTTAATACATCAATCTCCATAGCATCACACAGCCCACTATATACAGTGTATATATTACTCATGGTATTTTCCTTAGGAGAATCATAAACGTATATACATGCTAGCAGAGCGGCCTTAGACTGTGTAGGAAGTGTTTTAATTACTTCAATGACTCTATCAATCTCTAACTTGTTGTAAGCGTCTCTAACATCCTGTTCTATTAACTGTTTTCCGCTTCTTGATTCTGCTATTTCTCCGGCAACTCTTAAAAGGTCTATAGCTCGTCTAACATCTCCATAGTCCTGAGCGGCATAAGCAGCACATAGAGGAATTACCATTTCGTCTAAGGAATCCTTCTTAAATGCTATTTCTGCCCTTGCCCTCAGGATATCAGCTAATTGGTCAGCGTTGTAAGGGTTGATAATTAATCCATTTTCGCAGAGAACACTTTTTAAGTGTGGCGGGAACCTATCTCTTAATCCTAGATCGTTTGTAATTCCTACAATAGTCGGAAACTGCCCGGAAGCTTCCGATTCGGTTCTTATTATCTTGTTGATCATTTCAGGATTTACGGCCTTATCAAGTTCATCGAGAATGATTATTATTATTCCTGAGTAGTGATTTATCAAATACTTCAGGTGTTCACTATGCTTAGAGGTTGAATTCCCTATAACTCTTCTTGGCTCATCTGAAGGGATTTCCCGCACAAGTCTCTGTAAAATAGAGTGTTCTGTTCTGAGTTCGTCACAGTTGATATTTATAATACAGAGTTCTATTCCTCTTACTTCTGCTTCTCTTTTAATTTCTTCAAAAACGAGTTTTGTAATTAGAGTTTTCCCAAGTCCAGGCTTTCCGTAGATGAAAATGTTACTTGGCGACACTCCACTAAAGATATCTTTTAGATACTCGTAATATGTTCTTATTTCATCATCTCTATGGAGGATATCATCAATCCCTCTGAGTGTATAATTAGGTTTTACTACTTGCTTGTTCATAAACAGCCGGTTATCAGATGCGATTATTTCTGTTAAAGATATTTTTGGTGTCATGTCTTAATTCTCCTTAGGAAACGATATACATAATATGCTTAGGAAGTATTTAAGTGCTATGATTTTTTCCGAAGGAATATTATAAGCTTCTGATACTGGTCTCCTTAGGAAATGAGATATATACATATCAAAAAAGAAAAAAAGAAATGGAAAATTACCAATAAGTCACCTTTCATCCGTGAAAATATACATTATTGCCGAAACGATAATTCCAATAAAACATGCCGTGCTTAAAACTCCCTCAAAGTAGACGGTGCCCCATAAACAAGCAAGTTCCATGTAGATGTACCATTGCCTTTTTTTTATAGTCCTTAGCGCCATGTTCAAGTCTTCCTTATCCACTTTTCATAAATTAATATTTCATAATTAATCTCATATAGGACTTCTACACCTTTTTCAATTAACCTGAGCCAGGAAACTCACATTCCTTGATCTTCTCTTTCAATTCCATGTTTTCTTCTTCAAGCGCAGGCACTCTTTCCGCCTGCATCATAGCATATAACATGCCATCTTCGAGAGTTTTTACTCGATGCCCATTTATGGTGCGTCCATCGAGTTTTAATTTACTCACGAAAATTTTAAACTTCTCGCGGGTTGTCGGATGGACATCCGCGAATTTTACTTTTTTCTTGTCATGCATTTCTTTTCACCTTTTCTTATTTGTGGACCCGTGCCATAGGATGCCAGTAATCATACCCATCTTCAGGATGTTTATGCTGCCAAACACCATTGACATGCCTGCGGAGTTCATTTGTGCCTTCAACTGTGATAACGTCACCTTCGAGATAATCAAGCGGCACTCCATCTTCGAGAGTATAATTACGGATCATTTCTTGATATTCTTCATATTTTTTAAGTTTCTCATGACTTCGGATCTCTTTTTCGATCCTGTCGAGTGCCCACTGTGCTGAGTAGTCTGAACACTTCAAGAAAGGCGAAGGTTCCCATTCTGCGCCCCACGCCACATGTAGAACTATTTCGGCTGAGTATATTCCGAGATCGGGAACACCTGTATCAATTCTTCTGAGCAGTTCATCTTTCGCTGCATTCTTCATAGCTTCATGGTTTCTATACTCAAGCGGAAGTGGGCCGTCAACCCACTGGCCATCGTAACCGTCTTTTTCCCACACTTCAAAATCTCTTCTACACTCTTCACATACACCCGAATAGAAACTCTTTTCTCCGCAGAAGGGGCACTCGTAATATTCACCATCTCTTTTATCTCCTGCGATTGGGAGACTCCCTGCCCATTTCGATCTTCTTGTCATCCCATTGAACATTGGGGCAGGAATATGAAACGTTCCATCTCTCTTAGAATGCACTCTTATGAGGGCATAGTACGGAAATTCGTATTTTGGTTCAAGTGCTTTTCTAACTTTTTCAATTAGTTTTCTCTGTTTTTCCTGAAGAGTGTAAAACTCCTCATCTGAGTAGTCATACCCGTTTTCATATCTATGCGCGGAATCAAGTTCTACAGCATTTGCCTCGATGTCTCTATTTAGTTCTTTTATTGAGGTCATTTTCAGACCTCCACAAATCCGCAGTGCCTGAATACTGCGGTCTTTTTGACCGAACCATCAGGCTGTACCTGGTCAATACTTTCCCTTTGGTACATGTGCCATGATTCAGTTTCGGCAATTTCATCAAATGTAAGGAGTTTCTGTATCATCTTCTTGTCTTCAGCAGAAGGTTCAAAAACTCCGGCTTCAACCTGTTCAGGGGTTGCTACATGTTGAGTTAGGTTCAAAATTTTTCCATATATCATTTCTTTTCACCTTTTCTTATTTTCTCGCAGGGCCTTATGCCCTTACTACAATATACTATACGCACTATTCATATAAGTACTTTTCGTATAATCCGTACAAATGTAAGAATTGTATTAAAATAAAGCCAAATTTCATCAAAAAATAGTACAAAAAAAGAAATATTAACCCCACTTTTCCACTAAGGAACTAATTGTATATACAAGAGCAGGAACTAAAAATAGAGCTTATACAGGGTCTGGTTGGGCGTGCCCATCTGAGACTTGTGATTATATAATTAAGGACTTTGTTTTATTAGAGTAACTATATGGTATGCTAAATAGTTAATTATATATACATGGGACGCCTTATAGTATATTGTAGTAGGGCGGTGTGCCCTGAGCTAAGATGTAAGGAGTGAAATGAATGGAAACGTTGACACAAGAACAAAAAGAGAAAATGATATTCCCGCCAACATATAGAGATTATGAATATGGTGATAAATGCGAAGTAGACCTAGACAACCCGTGTATATGTAATAAAGGTTTCAACTGTGGTGCGTGCGATATTGCATGGAACGAATATAAAAAAGAAATTGAAAATGACTTGGATGACATTTATAAATATATTGTTCCTGATATCGAATGGTCAGAACGTGGAGTTTTCACTCTAAAAAACAAGCTGTGCACAATCGTAAAGGCGGACAACGTTGAAAATTTGTATAAGAGGTTTGATATTAAAGGTGTGTTTTTTAAACCGATTGAAAAGGAGGATATGGACACTGATGATATGAAATATTTATATCCTCTGTGGTATGCCTTGGAGGTTATTGGGGGCCTTGGTGATCCACTATCATATAAGGGAGGTAAAGATATTCCGTTGATCGTTGAATATTCAGACTGTGTGTATATGGTAGCTCCTACGGTTGGCTTGGTATAAATGAACACTGGAAAAAAACGAAGACAGGGACAGATTAAGCCAAATGGTAAACAGGCAATCCCAAAACCAATTTGCCCTAAATGTGGAGAAATTTGTATTAGGGCATATACAAGAGCAGGAACTAAAAATAGAGCTTATACAGGGTCGGGGTGGTCCTGCCCTTCCTCAACTTGTGATTATTTGATTAAGGACTTTGTTTTATTAGAGTAACTATATGGTATACCAAATAGTTAATTATATATACTTTGAACGCCTTATAGTATATTGTACAACCTAAGCTAATACACGGAGATAACCTAAATGGTAACAAAAGAAGATTTTGAGAAACTGGAAAATGATGAAATTGAACTAATAAACAACGAGCATCTTAAGAGAGCAATTGAAACTATATTTACACAAAACCGAAGACCAGCTCTAAACAATGAATAGGTTACCGACAAACAGATCGAGGGAATGCGTAAGGAGAAATAAACAACCTGGATATGAAAAAATGAGAGTTGAAGGCGTAGAGATAAAATGCCCGATATGCGGTGGGCACTTGCAATACTGGAAAGAATACCTATCTCAAAAAACACAAATGATAACCTTTGGGGGGGAAATCTCTAAACGGGTAATCAACACTAAACCCGACGCAATGGATGATATGCAGGGATTTGAATGTGTGGTTTGTGGTTGGATATTTAACACAGCTAATGATATTGAAAAATGTGAGAAATATCCACATTTTGAGAAGTGGTTGAAAGATCACGAAGACGAAATCAAGGTATAAAAATCGTTGACGGTTATTAACTAATTTCATTATTTTTTCTTACTTTTTCTTTTTTCTCACAGAGCAATATACAGGCTTAACCTCAGGCCCGCTGTTCCATTTTCTCCCTTATTGCCGTAGAATTCCATCGGGCACTCCTTAAAAACGTCTCTAAATGGCTTAGAATCGTTCAGGCTCTTGTTAGTGTTTTTATTATTGTATTACTTTAATGAACGCCGCGTAGTTAGTTATATATACTTGGAACGCCTTATAGTATATTGTAGTAGGGCGGTGTGCCCTGAGCTAAGATAGGAGGAAAAGAGATGGAAAGAAAAATCTACCAACTGACCCCACAAGATATGAAGAAAATTCACCACACTCAGGATGATATTCCTGCAATGCTCGAACAGTTTGAATTTCTGGAGATGAAATAAATGCCATACCGAGTAGATTTTGGTCCGAATACAAATTCTGAAACATTTGAAACAATGGAAGAAATAGAAGAATGGCTTGATGAATACATAATTCAACATTTACAGCATGGCGAGGATTTTGAAAAGAGGAAAAAACAATTCATCGATAACCAAATTGAAGAGGTAATAAATTATAAAGAGATGTTTAATCCAAAATCAGTCTATGCAGCATCTGAAACCGTTGGAGATTGGGGGGGAGATGAAGAAACCGCAGCCTCTCTGTTTAATAAAATCATCGATGCAATATACGAAGCTGCGCCCGATGAAACTTACGACACCAAATTAACCGAGATTGTACATTGGGCGTGGGATAAATGGGGGTCATCTGAAAAACTGCTAACGTTGACTGATGAAGAAATACAAGAATATGCAGAAGGATGGTTCTGAGGTCTGAAAAATGACCTCTGAAACTAAACCCCGTCCACGTTTTAAGGGAAGAGGTAAAACTGAACGTCCAATTTGTCCAAAGTGTGGAGAGGATCTTAAACGCTCTTATGAAACAGCAGAAGAATGGAAAAAAGGAAAAGTGCCATATGGCTGGCACTGTAAAAAATGTAAACATCAGGAATGGGACGAATGACTACTTATAAATTAGTTGAAGCCTCTCCGCCATAAATGACGGAGATTCCCATTTTTAACCTTGTAAATGTGGAACTCGCCATATAAAAACAGTGGACGGAGAAACAGAAGTAACCGAAGAAATAAAACATCACATATGCGAAACATGTGGAGCAGATGTCAAACTCGGTGACGTAATGCAAGCTATACACTCGGCATAAACAGCCATCATAAAAAATCACGGAGCCACAAACTATGATAAAAGATATCCCAGACATAACCCTAACAGTAAACTATCCCGAAGAACTACCAGAAAACCTATTCAAATTTTACGACAGCCTCACGCGAGAAGAACATGTAATATCCCTGTCCCCAATCGGCGGCGGGCTTGTCCAGGCAACAACAAAAGAGGGAGATACCGGACTATTTAGAAAGGATCTGATCCCAGAAGAAGGCAAGATGTATCTTTCATATGAAAAGCATTCGCCTCTTTTTGTCGTGATGAAGGGAAAGATTATGGTTATTGCACCTTGTGAAGTTAAGGGGGTTGAGGTAATATGAAACTCTCCACAATCCCATCTCAAGAATATCCACGTCACGAACTCGAAATACCGGACTGGCTAGCAAAAGAGAAAGAAATATTCAACCAGTTCAAAAGCGGCGTAGTTATCCTTCGTTCGACTACAAAAGCTTTTCAAATTGCGCTGAAAAAGTCTGGAGAATTACATTGGATACCAAAATCACAATGCAAGATAATTGAGAGAAAAGAGGCCTCATTTAATCGGTTTTTCTAAGCTCATATAATCAATTATCTTTTTTCTCAGGTCTAAATACATTAACCTTCTATTTTTAACTCAATACAGAGCCTTACAATAAGCCGTTTTTTAATTCTACATTTTTTTATTTTCTACAATATTCTTATAGATAAATATATATCAGTTCACAGCGTTAACATTTACAAATGACTCTTTTTATCGAGGGACTCGCTTTCCCTCTCAATCAAAAAAATGCTAACGGGTGGGGCATACCCGCATCAGAAGCAGATAACGCTATCAACTCCTTAAAAGCCTCTGTTATCCGAATATGCCCGCGTGATGATCCACACGATTGCGATTTTTCCGAAGATCCCCGCGCAGAAGTTGGGCGCATTGTTGCCGCTTGGCGTGAAGGTGATGTTATCAGAGCAAAAGGGCGGATAACTGATTCAATAGCCGCTCAGAAAATCGCAGATGGGACATGGGAAAAAAACTGGTCTACTTACGTCCAGGCTTCTAACATTGATTCTGAAGGATGGGCAACTGGAATAGAAGCGCGGTCTATGACTCTTGTGAGGAATCCCGCGTGGAGTCAAGCGGCTTGGGAGATTACAGCATCAGAAAATGGGAATTCTCGTTTTAGGACGCTTTCACAATTTACGTTAATCGCATCATCACAAGAAGAAGGTGAAACCATAACAGAAGAACTCGAAAAGCTCAAAGTTGAGCTTGAAGAAAAAGATAAAATTATTGAAGAACTCAAGCCGGTGGCCGCATCCGTCCCAGAGCTTGAGGCAAAAGTCGGAGAACTGACAGCTTCTATCGAAGATCTGAAGGGAAAACTTGAGGAAAAGAATACTCTCGTTGCTTCTCTTGAAAAGGGAAAAGCCTCTTCTCTGACTCTCGAAGAAGCTCAGAAACTTGTCGCTTCTGCTCTGGAAGAATATAAGCAGGAAGTTCAGAAGGCAAACGAAAGAGAAACAGCATTCTCAGCCTTCGCAAGTGCCAGGGAAAAACTAGGCATTGAGACAAAAGCCGAAGATTTTAAGACACTTACCGCAGCCGATCTTAACAAACTCGCTGAAGATCTGGGTGGTGTAAAACTCGGAGCTTCTGGCGTACAGTATCCAGCCGGAAACGTACAGACCGAAAACAAAGCCTGCACAGGCGCATATAATCCTAAAACCGGAGCGTGGGAATAATGGCTAATCTCGGACTCAGGAAACCGACTAACAAAATAGTCGTAGCAGGAGAACCACTCGTACAGGAACTCAATGTCGAGACTGCAACCAATGTTTACCCGGGCAGACTTGTAAAAAAAGGTACTAATGATAATGATATCGTTGTTTGTGGTGCGGGCGAAAATTGTATCGGATGGGCTGGATACGAACAGGTAACAAACGCTGGATACATGCCTACAGATGTCGACACGATCTATGCTCAGTATGCTCAGGCTCCTGTCCTGTATGGCGGCGGTTTTGTTGTCGTTGCGAAACTCGCAGATAATCAGACAATCGCAAAGGGAGACAGGCTTGTGGCAGCCGCAAACGGCGAAGTCTCAGAAGCCCTCGCTGCTGCATGTACCACCGGTTCCGCGACTGCAAGTGCGGTAGTATCCACAACACCAACGATTACAGGTTCAGTAGGGATAGGCGGTATTGTTGTAGGAATTGCAATGGAAACCGTGACAACCATAGACGAATCTGCTGACCTGATGGTCCTGAGCCTGATCTAAGGAGGAAAAACAATGACAAATGCACTTGCAACTTTTTCAAAGAAAATTGAATCTCAGCTTGTTGACCCTCTGAGACAAGTTAACATCGGGCGTAAGCTCGTTTACGTGACTCCCGCGCAGGGATTCGGTATTTCCTCAGTCGAATGGGGCAAAATTACCGAAATGTCCGAAGGTTATGTGTCCTATGGTTTCACTTCTGGAAACGAGGACATGATTGACGTCGCCCTGACAAACAACAAAATCCCTGTGTACTGGAAAGATTACAAAGTTCCTCGCAGAATGTACGAGAGCTGGAAAGTCGGTGGTGTAGATATCGACAATGCCGCCGCGCTTTCTGCAGGCTATCAGACTGTTACCGCCGAGGATATGGCAATCATCCAGGGCGTGAAAAACGACGGTACAAACTACGATATCCTAGGGCTGTATCAGGGCGCGGGTTCCGACTATTCCACGTCAAACGACTTCGGCACATGGGGCAACGCAATAAAAGCACTTGCCGGAGCAAAAACGACTATGGCAGGCTACGGAGTTCCCGCATACAACATGCCCCTAAACATGGTTCTCGGCTTCACGAATTACGGAGAGCTTGAGAGTAGCGTTCACAGCACTTCTGGACAGCTTGAAAAACCGATAGTCGAGAGTATGCTGAACGGCGGTGCAATCTATGCCGTACCTGATACAGTCCTCCCAGATTCGGACGGACTCGTTCTACCGACTCCATCGGTAGGGAAAGCATATTTCGATTTCTATCTAACTCAGAATTATACCGTTGAGCATGGTATCGATTCAGAGCATCCAGACACGGGAGACCTGACAGGAAGAGTTTACAGCGCGGGAATTCTCAGGATCAAGCAGGATAAGGCAATCTGCAAGATATCCGTTATCTGAGGTCTTTGAATGGTCTTGTGTTCTGTTGCTGAAGTTCGCGCCAGGGTCTACAGCTCAACCCTCACGGATTCAGATATCCTTGATATTATCACCGAGGTATCTGCCGAGGTCCTGGCACTAGCCGAGGTAACAGCTTCTAGCAACCCTCTGCTAATTCTCGCCGGAAAAAACGCGGCATGGGCTGCCACTCTTCGGAAAATGAAAACTACCGGAGAGATGGCGGCAAGCATCCAGCAGGGAAACAGCCAGCAACAGAACACAATAGACGCAGATATCAAAGCATACGATGAAAAAGCGGCTGAGCTGATTCAGAAATATAAGGACTCCGTGAAAGTCCTCAATGTTTCAATACCATTCGGGCGCGTCGGATTCGGGACGGTGAACAATACTTTATGAACTCTCTTAACTTCGGAATGTTGCATACCTGCCAGGTAATCAGCACATCCCAGGATCAGAAACTCAATTTCACCTCGGGGACTGCTGTTTTTACTGTCGGGTCCGTCCTGACAGGTGCAACCTCCGAAGCTAGAAGTACGATAAAAAGTATTACGCTGTCCTCCGGCTCCTGGTCATCTGGAAATGCAGCCGGGTATCTAATCTTATCTAATGTTTCAGGAACCTTCGAAAGTGAATCAATTAGTGACACTGGCACAGGCAGAGCTACGGCCTCCGGTCCTGCGATCCCCCACACAAACGGAGTAGGAACCCCACAAACTACAACGGCCAGCACGGAATACGCTTGCAAATTCGCAAACACAAGACAAACTGGCGGCTCACTTCCCTATTATGAGTCTGGAAAATACGTGGCATCCGAGACTATTGTATTTCTCCCGGCTGACGCTGTAGTCATGGGAGGTGACCACATAACAAGCACAGAATCCGGATATAATCATACTTATGAAGTTACCAACGTTTCAATATATGAAAATTTTTTCAGTGGTAGTATAGATCATATCGAGGCAAGCCTGAAGGCGGTAGAGAAGCGGTAACATGGCCCCTACACACCCCCCTACACTGGTATACCGAGGGGAATGTGAGAAAAATAGAGACTGTCTAAAAAATGACCTGAAAGAACTGATAACCCAGGAGCGGAACGACAGGAAAGAAGGGGAGATTGAGCTGCTTTTCGGGAAAATCTGATATGTCCGATATGTTCACGGTGAAAATTGAGGGAGTTAAAGAACTCCAATCGAAATTTAAGGCACTTGATAAAGAACTTCAGATTATCTTATCACAGGCAGTAAGCGCAGGCGCAGCAGTAGTTGAAAGGGATGCGAAAATAAGGTGTCCTGTTGATACCGGCACTCTCAGGCGGTCACTCAGAGAAATGAAACAGAATAAAACGCCTGGGAGAATCGAAAGTCAAGTTGGTACTGACATTGAATACGCGCCGCATGTCGAATTTGGAACTAGATATCAGAGAGCACAACCGTATTTAAGACCTGCACTCGATGAAAACACAAACGAGATACAGGCAGCATTTGAAACGCGACTTAACCAGCTTATCGGACGGTACAAATGATAGAGGAAGCATTACGAACTATCCTGCTTGCAGATCCAACCCTATACGCTCTTGTAGGTACTCGAATATACCCTGTTCAGCTTCCCCTAGATTGTACTCTCCCGGCTCTTTCATATTTCCAGGTATCCGAACCATTCAATCGAATTACGGGTACCCCCCGCTTTCAGATTGATATTTTTTCTAATGACTATTCACAAGTGAAACAAATTAAAGCAGCCGTTGAAAATGCTTTAAATGGGTATTCCGGCACTATAAACGGTCATAACATAGAGATAATCGTTCCACTATCTTCTTTCGATTCTTACGACTCCGAAACAGGAGTTTATCATATCCCCTATGACTTTAAGATAATTTACAGAAGGTGAACACTTGACAACATACCAGACAAGCACACAACATTCTGAGACTATCCGCTTCGGTTCGGCAAAAATCGAAGTCGGAGAATCTGAAGCGTCCCTAGTAAACCTGGGACTCGCAACCGGCATAAAATTTACCGAGGAATACACACCCGTAACCCTGAAACCCGACAATGCCCCTGAAATCATAGTCGGTGTAAAGGACCACAGCGCAACTGTAGAATTCGAGATGTGGGAAGTCAACCTCACAAATCTCAACCTGATCCGAGGCGGGATTGATACCCTCGGCAGCGTTGAAGGTTCGGCAACTCCTGTAAGCGCAGAAACCCATACACTGACCGATACTAATTTTGTCAGGCTTGCCCACAAGAACGGCGACGGCTCCGAGGCAGCTTCTATTGTAGTCACTGACTCTGAAGATAATGAAGCCGCCAGGAATACAGATTATGTTATTGCAGTCGATGAAGAGGGCTATACCTGCATTGCCAGGGTTGCAGGAAGCACAGTAATTACGGACGGTGACGGAATAAAGGTAAGCTATTCTTACACTCCATATACAGCCGTTACCCTGTCAAGCGGTGGGAAAAATACCATATCGGCTAGAGTGGCCAGGCTCACAAATACCAATGCAGCCGGGAAGAAATTCGAGATCACTGTCTATGCAGCCAAAAACCAGGGAGGGATAGAGCTAACCCTGCCAGCAGACGACGGCGACGAGCCATTGAAACCCACGATAACACTCAAGGGTATATGTGACACTACCAGGACCGCGGGCGACCAGCTATTTATGATTGTTGATGAGCAGGGGGTCTAAAATTGACTGAAGATCTACTTACAAATTTCGAAATTCTTGAACCCCCGAAAAGAACCGCCGTACTGCTTGGCGAAACCGTAGATATTTCCAAAATCCCGGCTAGAGTCTCATTGAAGTTCATTGCGTTCTCGAAAAAGCACGACATCAAGAAGTTTGAAAACGCATCTGAGGAATCACTTGACATGTCAGTACTGGAGGACATCATTGACATCGTTGGGATAATTTGCGAGAAATCAAACGAGAAAATCACCAAGGACTGGCTTCTTGACAACCTGTCCATTGCCGATCTAATGAAGTTTGTAAAGTTCGTTTTCTCAGGGATAACTCAGCTGAATGATGAGGGAAAAGCTGGGGGTGAAGACGGAAAAAACTGACGATTTGGGAGATAATCTCTCAACTCGGTGAGATGTACGCCTGGGCTACACCTGAAAGGCTTCTAGACGAAATGACCCTGGATCAAATCATAATGTACTATCGGAAGGGTTGGGAAGCTAGGAAGTTGAAGGCTCAGGTGTTCTGGGGAGTCCTCGGAGAAATCATGCAGGATAAAGATCCCGCGGAGGCTGGGAAATCCAGCGGTGTTTCGGGACTGGAGAAATTCAAAGAGGCCCATCCAGAAGGGAAAAACGAGAACGGTGCATGGAAAGTTTCTAGGTAATCAAAAAACGTTCCTATAAAATCTAGGTTGAAAAATGAGTGTCGGCGAACTGATAGTCTCGATTATAGGCGATATGAATGGCCTACATAAGGTATTATCTGATGTCCAGAAAGATGTAGGAGACGTCGGTACGAGACTCAATGCTGCCGGGGCTCAGATTAGTTCAGCTGGCTCGGCAATGACAGCTGCAATAACGGTCCCTATCGTAGGCGCTGGCTTGGCTTTTGCCGGTGTGGCAAAAGAGGGGATGGAATTTGAGAAAGGGATGGCTCAGGTATACACGTTAATTCCTGACATGTCAAAAGAAGCGTTCGGCCAGATGTCAGCCGATACGCTTCAATTTGCTAAAGACATGAAAGTTCCCACTGAAGAAGTCCTCCCTGCATTGTATGATGCAATAGGGTCAGGTGTCCCACAGGACAACGTTTTCTCATTTTTAGAAGTCGCACAAAAAGGAGCTGTCGCTGGCGCTACGAACGTAGGTGTAGCAGTCGACACTCTAACATCTCTCATTAATGCCTATGGCGCTGAAAACCTGAGCGCTGCGGATGCATCTGATATTTTGTTTGCCGGCATCAACGTGGGGAAAATGTCCTACGAAGAACTTCAGAAGAGTCTGTCTCAAGTAATTCCTACCGCTGCGAGTTTGCAGATTCCGCTTGAACAAGTAGTTGGAGCCCTAGCGGCAATGACTGCGCAGGGAACTCCGACCGCACAATCAACCACTCAGCTTTCTCGTCTTTTCAATGAACTTGCAAAAGAAGGCACGAGCGCCTACAATACGTTTAAAGAAATCTCTGGAAAAAGTTTCCCGCAGTTCATTAAAGAAGGCGGGACGGTCGAAGATGCGCTCAAGCTCATGAAAGACGGTTTTATGGAAAATAGCCCAGCCGCAAAGGAACTTGAGAACCGGATGCGAGAGCTTGTCGACCCTACAAGCGGGCTATCCCTTGAATTTGAATCTCTTACCGGAAAAACATTCAAAGAATTCCGGAAGGAAGGTGGAGATGTCTCAGACGCTTTCAAAATACTCGGAATAAATACAGAGGAAGCAGACGGTCGGCTGTCTGACATGTTTGGCAGCATCGAAGCAGGCAATGCTGTGCTGACATTGACATCCAGAGACGGTGCGATCCTCACAGATGTCATGGATGAGATGGAGCGCAGCGCAGGCCAGACCGACGAAGCGTTTGCAAAAATAAGTGACACTACTAGCTACGCATTCGAGTCAATGAGTGCGGACATTAAAAATGCAACTACCGAAATGGGTGTCCGTCTCCTTCCTATCATCCAAGATACAATCGTGCCCCTCATCACTGATACCTTAATTCCTGCTTTCGAAGGAGCCGTAAATGTTATCGCAACAGTCGCTGATGCTTTTAACAAACTACCACAGCCGGTTAAGGTTGTAATACTTGCAGTTACCGCTTTTATAGCAGCTCTCGGGCCTGTCCTGGTCGCGATCGGTGCCGTGGTCTCATCAATTGGGACTTTAGCCGCCGCGTTCGGTACAGGTGGAGCCCTGGCTGGAGCTATTAGTTTTATTTCTGCTACTATATTACCTGCTCTAAGTACAGCGTTTGGAATTATAGCATATACCGTAATCCCAATCGTGATCGAAGCTATAGCTCTTCTAGCTACCTCATTCGGTCTAGTTGCAGCCGCACTTGTTGCGTTTGGTTTAGCTTGGAAAAACAACTGGTTTGACATTCAAGGAAAATTCCAGGCTGCAAAAACCACCATAGAAACAGCTGTAAGAAACTTTTCGAATACGCTGCAGCAGCTATGGCATGGGCTGATAATGGCAGCCGGAAACCTGAAAACGAACCTCTCAACGATCTGGGATACAATCAAAACGGTTTTCTCGACTGTCGGAAATGTGATTATTTCAGCGGTTCAGAGTATGTATGCTGGACTCCAGAGCAGGTATAATTCCTTGATAGCTGCAGGGCAGAGCCTGCTTGCTTCCTGGCGCACTCACTGGACGAATTTCCAGACAGCCATCAGCACAGCTGCAGGTGCAATATCCAGCTATTTAGGCACTCTATACTCAAACATTCAGGCCCGGTTTGCAAGCATCAAAACATCCGCGGCTTCTATCCTAGCCGCATGGGAAACTCATTGGAACAACTTCAAGGCTGCAACCTCAGCAGCTGCTTCAGCTCTGTCAAGTGCCCTTTCTTCCATGCTCTCTTATGTTCAGAGCCGATTCAACCAGATCAAGAGCGCAGCCTCTTCTATCCTCTCAGCCTGGAAGAGTCACTGGAACAATTTCAAGAGCGCAACGAGTTCAGCCGCGTCAGCTTTGAATAGTGCTCTTTCTTCCATGCTTTCTTATGTCACTTCTAAATTTAACTCGATAAAGTCAGCAGCTGCTTCGATCCTTAGTGCCTGGAAAACACACTGGAATAATTTTGTATCTGCTACAAAAACAGCTGCAAGTAACATAAGCAGCAGTCTTTCTTCCATGCTCTCTAACATGCAGAGCAGGTTCAACTCTATAAAATCAGCCGTGTTAAGCTTACTGAACGATTGGAAAACGCGCTGGAACAATATCATAAGCTCCACGAAGACCGCAGGCTCTCAGGTAGTAAACGCAGTAAAAGGTATAGCCTCGGATGTAAAAGCCCTGGTATCAAGTTTCTCAGCTGCAGGACGGGCTATAATGGACGCTCTGTATGATTCTATATCGTCTGGATTCAGTAAAGCAATTAAAAAGGCCAAGGACTCCCTGAAGGAACTGAAATCTTACCTGCCTTCTTCTCCTGCTGAAAAAGGTCCTTTCCATGTTCTACCTAACTGGGATGCCGCTTTTTCAGATCCTATCGAGGCTTCAATCAAAAAAGTCAGGTCCATGTCTGGAGATCTGAGAAGCGCACTATCAGGACTCAGAAGCCCTATAGATTCTTCTCTATCAGCTGGATTCAGCAGGATCTCAAATATTACAAACTCTTCTACCACGTACGGAGGGGACACCATAAGCATTGGCCCCAATACCATAAGCAATGGTATTGACCTGCAGGCAATAATCGCAGAGATCGAAAGACAAACCGCAAACAAACGCAGGGCAAGGGGGCTTTACAAATGAGCTTTTTATCAGTGACTTTCGCAGGGCTTCCGGTAACTGCTTATCAAGACACTGAAAAAAATTTCACGGTAACAGCGAAGGAAGTGCAGCTTTATAACGGCGATTTTTTCGCTGCTATAAGCAACAAAAAACGAGATTTCCCCCGCTCTTTCGACTGCTATACAGAGGATTATACCGAGATCTCCAATCTAGCGGACGCCATCGGCACATTCGGCACTCTGGTTATAGAAGGTGAAAGTTTTCCAGACTGTTATATTTCGGGGGTTGGTGGAATCAAGGAAGTTGTCCGGGGATCCGGAAAATTCGTATACAATATAAAATTTTCAAAGGTCGATCAACATTGACAGCAACAGAAACAGCGTCCCTTACGGTCATTGATATCAAATCTAGGGACCGCGAGGGCAACATAACCGAGCATATCAGGATACATTCAGATGGAAAAGAGGAGGTCTTAGTATCGCGACGCTAACAGATAAAGCCCTTGAAGCAGCTGCAAGAATGATTATAGGGGCGTCCCCTCCTGATCCTTTTGTCTATATGGCTACAGGCACAGGAGCGGGGGCAGAGAGTACAGCAAGTACCGCACTTGAGAACGAAAATACACAGTACGGAGCACAGAGGGCGCAGGCGACCGTATCTTATGTCAGTCTTGGGATTTCACAGTGGTCTATATTGTATGCGTTTACAGGCCCTGTGACTATTCGAGAACTGGGGATATTCAACGCTTCCGTAGGCGGTGACATGTTCTTAAGGCATGTGCTCTCGGAAAATAAAAACTATTCCGACGGTGAGAGCGTCGAGATCACGATTACGAACACAAATACAAGGGTAACATCCATCTAAGGAGCTCTGGAAAATGGTCACGCTTAATATCGTTCCTGTCGACGATCCCCCTTATACCGTGGATGATGACGGTGCTATCCACATTGTTCTGAAGGATACTGCTAATACCTACGCAGACGGCAGCAACCCACAGAGAGACTTTATAGTAATTCCTAAAGCTCAGACTATGGAAGCCTTAAATAATGCTCTAATTCTGGCAAAGGAAGAGGCTATCGACTACTTTAGGAAAGAAGCCGAGAAGATCGCTTATAGGGCGCTGGTTCTTTACGGCATGGGCCTCGTAACTATCCCGGAGGTTATTTTCTCTGGCGATCCTGCGGGATACGAGAAGGTCGAGAAAATAGGAGTCAACAAAGACGAAATCATCATTGCAGATTCAATAGACGTTAGGATTATAAGTGCTGATATATGCGAAGTATCGGCTGCTGTTCTTGGAAAAGATCAGGACAGATCCCAAGCAAGAAATGTGAAAATCACATGGAATAGAAACGCGGGTCTTGATTCATGCCGGGACAAGCTAATCACGGCATATAATAACAGAATTTCAACACCAGAAGACGCTATTAGATCACAGCTTATACAAGGAATTGGTACAGTAGTACCGGAATGAGGTGATAAATATGGCACTTTCGAAAACACCAACTCTTATACTTGACAGCGTAACCGTAGCGGCAAACAGCGCAAGTGCCGCAAGTACAGGCGTGGACCTGAACGATGCGGTTGACTTCGGCATTGGATACCAAATGATGTTTCACGCAAGCGCAACAAAGGGCGCAAGAATAGACCTCTATGCAGATCCTGCAGGAGCTTCACAAAGTTTCACCATCGGGACTTATGCCGATCCCTGCGACTCAGGGGACGTGCAGGTAGACGCAGGCCATCAGGTCCAGGGCTTCGTGCAGATGCAGAGAGCCGCCCGTTATGTAAGGGCTAGAGTGGTAAACCTGGACACTGGGCAGGCAATAACAGGCTGTTCACTCTGGGCAATTGTGCAGAAACCTTAATGATAGGGTGGAAATGTGCAGCATTTCATCGCTTGGAAGTATAAGCTAGAAGTCCATGTCACGGGATTTTCGACGACTAAGGATTTCCTGGCTAACATCGCCTTGCTCTATCGTCCAGGGATGAGGGCGGATTTCAGGGATATAAGAGCCTCTACTAGATCCGGAACCGAAATCCCATATTTTATAGAATCAGTAACGGAGTTTAACCAGGTTTTTATCTGGTTTAGACTTCCTCCCAATACTGATTTATTTTACTTACATTATGGAAATGGTGGAGTAACTTCTAAAAGCGATGGTAAGGGCGTATTTACGTTTTTTGACCATTTCGATAAACTTGATAATTCAATTTGGAAACTCATTCATGGTTCAGCGACGGTATCCGGTTCAATTCTTACAATGCAAAACGCTTCACTGAATTGTATTTTAGAAACATACAAAACCTTCGCACCTAATACAATAGTAGAAGCCAGGGCTTCTCATGCAGATAAAAACAGATGTATTATAGGCTTCAGGAATACAAGCACTCAAAAAACAGTAGCTTGGCAGGGTTCTACTCAGGCAGTAAACAACGATCATAGATTTACGCATAACGGAAGTTCTGGAACGTGGAGAGATGACGGAGTAAACAGGGCAGGCGCTTATTATGTATATGCCGCAGCTAATTCAATTTCTCAGGCCCGCTTTTTTGTGAATTATTCTGAAAGGACATATTTAGCGGAAACACTACCAGGTAATGTATCGCTGCCAGTTTCCTTTTATTCGGAAGTAAATAAAGGAGATCTTAGGGTAGATTGGGTTAGGGTCAGGGACTTTACGGAAACGATGCCAGTCCTTACAACAGGAAGAAAATATACAACTCAGCCAAAGGGCTACCCTTGGGATAATGCAATTACAGAAGCAAATACCAGGATTGGAATGTATCCATCCGTAAATATAAAGTCATTTTTAAAAAATATTAATACTCAGTTGGGGATGAAAGCTAACGTCATGTTTAGGCGCCCGCTTTTTTATAATCCACAGCTCAGAAGTCCTTATCCTCTCTGGAAGTACCGGGGAGAAATATATCTCGGGGATCAGGAGAGCCCGGCACGGGTTAAGCTCCCTATTCAGCCAGGCATGACCCTCGACGGTCGAGACCTGAGATATACAGATCTCGACGATAAAGAGCTAAAATTTAACATCTTTGATACTGGGCTCGACTTCCTGGACTGCTGGGTCGAGATCCCTGCAGGGACCACCCGGATAAAATTTTATTACGGTAACGGGGTCGCTAAAACAAAGAGCGACCCCTCTATAGTCGGAGTCCCACAGACAGAGACGACCGTAACCGTAACCCCTAACATAGGAGGCGGGGGCGGGGTCTGGCAGCTTCCAGGCTGGAAATATCAGCAGGACGTTAACCTCTCGGCGACTTCCTCGGCTACCGGAGGCGAGCAGATCCTCCTCTCTATTCCATACCGTCCAGGCATGACAGCAGACGGCAGAGATTTAAGATTTTATGACCTGGCAGGGAATAAGTTATCTTACTATCTGGAGACCACAACATCGACCGAGTTTTCTGTATGGGTTAAGCTCCCTAAAGATCATGATAAGATATTGTTCTTTTTCGGGAATGGTCTAGCTGCTTCTGAGAGTTCCGCATCTGATGTTTTCGACATTTGGGATGATTTCGAAGGTTCTACTCTTGGACCTGAATGGACTCTAGCAGGAGGGGTAGCCTCAGTTACCAACTCAACTATGATTTTAGGGAGTACGGTACAGAATAGTTTAATCCGAGGATCCACGGTGTTTGGTCCTGGTCATATAGTAGAAATGAGAATGTACCATCCTAACCAAAATCAAACAATCTGCGGCTTCTGGTCGGCAACTAACCAAAGGGCGTGCTGGTTAGGAGCGTCGGGGACAAATTACAACGATCATACGCATACGCATAACGGTTCTGCCTCTACAAATACAGACGATGGGATAAATAGAGGCGGTACAACATTCCACAAATACGGGATAACTTACGAATTGGGAAGTGTTGGATTTTTTGTAGACGATAATTACCGTCGAACCATGACCGTAACAACCCCTTCTGAATCTATCCCGATTTCGTTTTACAGTACCACAAATAAAGGTGATCTAGTCGTTGATTGGGTCAGGGTCCGGAAAATTACCAATATATCTGGAACTCTTGGAAAGCTGACAAGGAAAACAGGGGCGATATATTACGAGACCACGACCGAAACAAGTATCGAAATTATACCAGAGATACAGCTCTCCCACCGCCCACAGTGGAAGACTCCACAAATTTATTATGAATACATAAAGTTACCCTCGTCTTTTATGGGAATGGTCCCAGGGGAACCAACTTTTAAAGAGCGTCGAGAGCTTGGCGATTATGCTATTGTATCCTGTGAAGTCAATCGATCCATTAATGACGCCTACATTCAACTCTCTACAGAGTTCCAAAACCTTACTGTCCCTCCAGAAGGCAGCACGATAAAACATAATGCATATGACTCGCATGGCAACCCTCGCTTATTATTCCATGGAAAAATAATAACTAATTCGCCGACTCACGGACATTATTCCCAAACCGTAAAAATGCACGCGGCGGATAACAGTATAAACCTAGTAACTCAGCCAGTCCCCTGGGTATATCAGGTAATTGATACAGCAGTGGATACAGTCCCTAACTGGCTTGTAAGGATTTTAGAGCCTGAAAAGTCTGGGGTGTATCCTAAAACGCTTATAGATACTAACAAAGAGCCTAAACAGTTTGTTTTCGATCCTAAAACCAAAAAACTAGAGGCAATAAAGGAGCTTGCAAAATACGCAGGATGCCTGTATCAGACCAGGCTAATAACCAGGGAAATGGACGGGACCCCTATAATACGACCTGAATTTTATTTCGTCCCACCTGAAAGGATTGACGAGCCAGTTAACGGGTTTGATCTGCCTGCCCCTCTGGAGCTGAACGTCGACGACTGCAAGCTCGCCAGCGATCCCCAGGTCACAAACGAAAGCGAGGAAAAATATAACTCTGTCCTAGTTTATGGAGTCCTTAGCGAGAACGGGGAAAGTGTAGTCGCTCAAGCATTTTCTTATGAGGTCTATACAGGAGAACAAAAACCTAAAGTATATATTATTGAAGATAACGCGATCACGGAAAAGGGCAGCACAGCCGAGCGTGAAGCCATAAAATGGCTTTTATATTTCCTTTCTAAACGCGTTAAGGTTACTATGTCTTTTGTGGACCGGTTCGACTTTGAGTTGTACCAGCGTATTAGATTTGGTCCTGAATTTTCTGATAAGCTGCAGGGGCTCACACAATCACAACAAGTTAAATTTGTTGCTGCTAATGATCCAAGGGACGCCGAAAACTCAACACATCTTGTCGATGTTTCAGGAGTACCCCGTCCAAGATGGCTTAGGATTTCAGATATAAAGCATATTAGCGAGCATAAACTGGAAATAGTGAACATCACAGCAATTACAGATAACATCTATTCAGTAATTGATCCTATTGTACCTGCTCCTTGGAGTGACTTCCTAAGTCCAGGATATTATAAACCAATCATAGATGATCTGGTCGATACTACACAATCTATTGTAGAGGACAGACTTGAAAAACAGCTTACTCCGGAAAGTTGCACGGTCCTGAGTATAAATGAGGAAAATAAAACTGCTGTAGTGCAGACAGCGAGTGGTAAAATAGTAACGGTGTCCCTAGCATGACTACGGTTTACGTTTCGAGCCTGGGAACTGATGAATACACCGTAGACGGAACAGCCGACGACATCCAGATTAACCAGGCTCTTTTATACGCTCATAATTCCGGGACAGATGCCAACCCAGTAACGGTCTATCTGAGAGGACCTTTTACTTATGAGCTTACTTCCTGGTTGCTTGTTGGGAATAATACCATCCTTACAGGCGACAAAACCGCAAAACTCAGGCTAAAGAATAATGCAGGCTGGGCTAACATTTACACGACCCAGGACCCTGGCACAGAACCTCTTTTGAAACAGAGAGTCAACCCTATCAGAAATGTCGAGGTCCACAACTTCGAAATCGATGCAAATAAAGATAATCAAGCCGGTTATGTGCATGGAAAACTAAATTACATTATAATGTTTTTTACAAATGCAACAAATATTTCAATGCATGATATGTATATTCATGATGGGCAAAGCGACGGGATGCGAATGTCCAACAGCGACACGCTTTACTTTTTTAATAATAAAGTGGAAAGGATGGGGCACGATGGCTGTTTCTTCTTACGGTCTCGGAACTTCCTCATTTTTGGGAATAGAACGCTAATCAGAACCAATTCAGCGCATAGAGTCTATAATACCGGACATGGAAAAATATTCAACAACTACATGGAACCGTACGCCTTGAATTCCCTGGCAGGCAATCCAGGGATACAAATCGAGCATGGGGACGATACTTACGATATGTCAGACATAGAGGTCTACGGAAACGAGATTGTGAACGCATGGGGGGAAGGGATGTGGATCATCGAGTATGGAACCGGACCTAACCAGTCAAACAAAGGGCTTCACGTTCACGATAATATAATCCGTGGAACCGGCAGGATTACCACGATAGCGTATAATTCCGGTATAGCCATTGGTGGGTGGAACGGCGCGACCTTCGAGAGAAACACTATAGAAGATTGCTATAACGCCGGATTTCTCGTGTATACTTCTGCGGGGGCTCCAACTACCCTATATGTAAAGGATAACGTAATCACAGGCACAAAAATTACCCTTAATAGCTCGAACCCTGCCTGGACGGGTTACGGGATGGTA